CCACGAGAGTACAAGGACGTTCAAAATCATTTGGATCCTTTATCTTTCCCCAATTAATGGCACTTAAAGTACACAGGCTAATCTCTGCATCATCTTCAGAATCAAACTCTTCCCCAAGAACATAAACATATTCATCATCGTCATCTCCTATCTCTTTCACAACTTCAAAATTAAATGGTAGATTCATTTTCTTTTTTCCTTAAATGTTTAGCTAGATTACCAAGATCAAATTCTCTTTGGCAACATAAACAACAAGCTTTTTTACCTTGAAGATGTCCAAACCCATTAGGCGGTTTTTTCAAAGTGTATTTTCCACGTTTTTTACCTGTTCTAGATAATGTATGTTTCTTTTTAGTCTCTTCACTAACAGGGCCAGTTTTTTTACCTTTATTCCAAGGTGTTTGTCCAATATGCCCTAAAGAATTATTTAACCTATGTGTTTCTGATTGTGGTCCTTTAGGTATACCTTTTGTTTTTTCGCTCATTGCTTCATAATCTCTATATGCAGAAGTATCACCACCTGAACCATTTTCTTCAATAAAGTTAGCCCATTCATCTGAATGAACTATATCCCACAGTTCAGAATAATAAAGACCTTTTTCTTTAATTTCTTCAATGTTTTCAGATTCAAATAATATCTCGGTATCAACATCATTGCCATATTTTTTTAATTCTCGTTTCCATCTAATACCAGAACCTTTATAAACATATGGATCTTTTTCTGTTTTACCGAGATATTTTAATCCTGTAACTTTATGAGTTTTAACGTAAAGTGTAATCATAGTTGTGCCTCCTTCTTCACAACTATTTATATCTGCTATGAATTGGGGAGAAGGGTATTTGGATTATTTTTACGCCAAATTAGATATTTTTGGTAATTTTCTTTGGTCATTTTAATATTTTTCTTCACTGGAGCCCCATCTTTAAAATCCTTCAATGGTTTGGTTGGTAGATTGATCTCGCAGTTATGAACTAAAATTCCATTGGCATAAAAGTTTTCATTTTTTTCTACTGTAATATCATATACATCTTCTGTGTAATTGAGGTATTCAATTTTTAACATGTTTTCTTTTTCCTTTTGAATCTTTGACAACTTTAGTTCCTTTATTTGGACCAACAGTGCCAGTATATTTTTCTCTATATAATTGTCTTTGTTCTTCGGATCGAAAATATGGATTAAATGTCATTCCTAATTCCTTTTCAAGGATAGCAACATAATTTTTATAATTGCCTCCAAATCTTACGGGTCTAAATGATTTAGGAAATCTTATACCAAGTTTTTCACACTCTTTAACCATCGTCAGTTGACCAACAATTCTACCAAGACCAATGCATATTTTTTTACCAATTTCAACCAATTCTTCGTTTGTATATCCCGTACTGTTATTATTTTAGAAATTAACTTACCAATAATTCATCGGTATTTAAAAGATTTTGCGCTTCAACATACCCTCTATTTTTTGTATAGATACGATGATCTGGGGTGCATACAATAGAATTACCGCTTTCGTCAGTAATTTTCATTAATGATGCATTTTTTCTAGTCATAGCAGCAGCTTTGATATGTTTAAATTCGTCTTTACCAGTTTTATTATTTCTACTCAAAACTTTCATTTCAGTCGTAACATCTTTAATCATAATATCTTGGATGGAACCATCTAGCAATTCGACTGTTACATAAGTTTCGCCAGATACACAGCAAAGATTGCTCATGCGAATAGGTGCTACTTCTTTAATGAACGAGCCATGGTCATTAGCATGGTCCACATTTTGTAAATAGATGCGACCAGTGTCTTTTCGCTCTTGCATGAAAGCCGAGAATAGATCAATTGCGGATAGCGTCTTTTTGCGGATCTTGGTTGACTTTTCATATTTTTCATAGAGTGTTCTGAATTTGTCGTTATCTGTGAAAAACGTTTCGTACATGTCAGGAACATCGTGCGGCGAGAATAGTGTGATGTTTCCGCCAGTAAGCAGTCTTTCATACATAACCTTGTTGAATTGGACTCCGTAGTCGAGATGTCTGACACGATTATCTTCCGTTCCTTTGTTGTTTTTTAATACGAGAATATCTTCTACTTCAAGATGCCATAAAGGATAATAAAGAGTTGCTGCACCTCCTCTAACGCCACCTTGGCTGCAGCTTTTAACCGCTGACTGGAAGTGCTTGTAGAAGGGGATAACACCAGTATGAGAAGCATCGCCATTACGAATGGCGCTACCAATAGCCCTAATCCTACCACCACCAATGCCAATGCCAGCTTTTTGAGAAACGTATTTAACAATTGAAGAAGACGTTGCGTTAATGGAATCGAGTGAGTCGTCTGTTTCAATAAGAACACACGAACTGAACTGCTTTTGAGGAGTACGAAGACCTGCCATGATAGGCGTAGGGAGCGATATTTCGAAATTAGATACTGCATCATATAAATCCTTAACCCATTTTAGACGATCTACTTTATACTCTCTGAATAATACCATCGCGATAAGCATATATGCCATCTGTGGTGTTTCATAATATTTCTTAGTAACACGGTTCTTTACTAGATACTTACCCCGAAACTGTTCCATACCAGCATACGTGAGATTGAAATCGCGCTTATGATCAATATAGCTGTCAAGTAGTCGCAAATCGTCTGGTCCGTACCATGATAGGATCTCAGAGTCATAATATCCTGCATCAGTAACTTGTTTAATGTGAGTAGCAAGATCAATTGGATTAAAGTCGCCATATACTTCCTTTCTCAAATTGTAATTAATTAAATTACCCGCAACATATTGATAGTTCGGCGTTTCCTCATCAATCAAATCAGCCGTAGCCTTGATTAATGTTTCTTGAATTTCAGTTGATTTGATATTATTATAAAACTGAATTTGAGATCTAATCTCGATTGCGCTTTCTGAAACTCCTGTAATTCCTTCACATGCCCATTGAACCACTTTATGAAATTTGTTTAGATCTAATGGTTCTTTAGTTCCGTCTCTTTTAATTACACTAATTGGAGTTGCGATCATTGTTAACCTCTTTATTCATTAATTATTCAGTAAGTGTATTACTTATAAACTTTTTACAAGATAAATATCAACGACTGATTCTTATATTATTTTTAAAATTTGAATTTATTTTTTAAATATTTTAGGAGTTAATTATGATAGATCCAGAATCAGCTGCAAAGCTAGGTGAATCATATGGCAAAAATCTAACAAATGCCGTATTTGGAATTGTAGATGTTGTTAAAAATGCGCCAGCACAAAAGGCTGCAAACACTCAACGAGTAATAAACCAAAACAAAATTACAAATATAAACAATCAAACCATTCGCAATAATAACAGATTGCGCGAACAAGCTATGCGTGAAATAGCAGCCGAACAAGAAGCAACTATGATTGCTAAAATGACACCTGCTCAACGTGATGCATATTACAAAGCAAAAGTTGAAGCCGCCAAAGAAGCACAAAGATTAGAAAGAGAAGCTCAAAGAAAAAAAGAAGAGTTTTGGCAAATAGTTTGGACCATTGTTATATTAATTATTAGTATTCCATTATTAGGTGGAATGGCTTACGTATTATATCTATTGGCTAAATGATGGTAGAGCCAGTATCCAAAGAAGATATATATAATCATCCATGGTTAGCATCATGGAATAAAATAGACAATGATGCTAGGATTGATGTGTTAAGAGCAAAAGTATCTGAGTTAGAAGATAATTTAGGTACTGCTTCTGTAATAATCATAACTTTAATAGCTATTTTATTATTGGTATTAGTTATATCATTATTAGGCAGCGGAAGTAGTATATCAATGTCACAAATAAGTCAAATAGGTGGAATTGTTAAACAATTTACAGGGAAATAATTATCCCTCGTAGATAACCTTATCACACTCTTTACCGCTGAACTTCCTAGCGTGAGCCCATTGATAAACTAATCCAGGAGCACGACCATGAGCTTCAATTTCCCATGGTAGCTCCCAGTAATCTATTTTTTCTGAATTATATTCTTTTTTGTTAAATTTAACTATGTTTTTCTTACGCAACAATTCATACATTTCACCCTTGGCCCATTGCTTGACATGAACTAGCTCATGGGCCAAGGTATTTAAAATACGGCTATATTTCATACTCGAGTCAATTCGAATTATAAATTCTTTTGGTCGAATATGATCATCGATGCCTAAACAATCACCACAAACACCTTGTTTCTCTAACAATTTTTTCTTGAACTGAATTGTGATATCCAGTTTTTCTTGAAGACGTTTGGTAAAAAACTTATCATTAACAAATTCAACTAGATCCTCGATTTGAAGTTTTTGTTTTTTCGAAAAATGACTAGTGCCTGTGATTGTGAACATTATATATTAACCTTGTGTACGGTAATATTTAAGAAGGTTCTCGTAATTAATATCCAAGTGGTGAAGTTTAAGTCCCATCAAAAATTCGATATACTGAATTTTTTCTGAATTGGTTTCAAGTTTTTTAAAGTCGCTGAAAATCATTTCTTTGGTCATTTTTATCTCCTGTCTTATTATAATAGCCCACAATAGGTAAAAAGTAAAGCGAATTAATCAACAAAAAGCATATCTTTAAGTGATTGAAATTCCTCAGTTATTTGATACCATGCGTCGGTGGCGACTTCCCTGTGCTCTTTTTGAGTACCAATAGACATACGTAGCTGACAATAGTGAATCCAGCTTCGAAGAGAACCAGACATATAAAGACGAGAGATAGTAAGACCTTCTGGCAGTACTGCACGAGCCTGTTCTTTTGCAATTCCATTTTGAGTAGCCCAAATATAAGTTTCAGTCGCCTTAGCTATCATCTCAACTTGCTTATCAAGCCAAACTTCCTGTAATTGATGATCATCTACTTCAATGGAGTTTTGTCTGTTTTTTGTATCTTGGAGACGAGCTTCACGAGGTGTGAATCCGAGGTCTTTGGTCGGATCCGCATATCTCTGGCTAAATTCTTGGAAAGAGAAGCTACGGTGGCGTAAAATTTGTCGAGCGATATCACGGGTTGTATTAATCTCCATAACAATGTGCACCATTTCAAAAATACTCCAATGTTTATTTTTTATGCAGTATTTTAAAAGTTTTGTTGCCGATTCATTATTCATTTGATTGCTTGGGTTAGAAACTCTGGCAGTATATGCAATAAATTCATCTACTCCTAACCCATTTAATGGTCTTGTTACACCAATAATTTTAGCTGTGTTTTTCATCATTAATCCTTTTCACTAAAGTAACACATTTTTGGGCATCATAATTCCATTCAATTTCATCTCCTGGAGCCCATCCTAATTCTACTATCAATTCATCAGGAATAGTAAGAACGAACTCACCATTCTCATCCATCTCAACTGTTGCTATATAACTCACGCCTTG